GGTTAAAATCAACAACAATCATTATGTATCTTCTTTCGTAACAGTTAATGCTTCACGAACATCATTTAGCATATTAATCTCAGGACATTCAACTCCTGCCTGACGCATGTATAAACCAGTAATCATGACGGCGATAACAGCAGCGTCGGAATGAAAGTTCTCATTGGTTAGACCAATCTTTTTTTCCGTCGCCATAAGAATACCACGCAAACAGGCCTGCGCGAATGCCTCAGCATCCTGGTATGCTGCATATTCTGTTGCACCTTGGAGGAAATAACTCAGAGATTCTTTGTCAATCTCTTTTGTCACATTCGTCTTTAGGTAAGTAACATTATCACCATTATCGTTCATTAAAACACTTTCAAAATTAATGTAGTAGGAGTCAGTCGTGCACGCACAGGTCCACTCTTACTCTTAACGGCTGAGTACCATTTTGTCAAGTCATTTTTCTTCAGTTCAGAAAATTCTTTTATTTGAGTCTCTGGTTTACGAAGCAGTCGTGAGTTTGAAAAGTTCTCATCAAATCCTACAAGACTTGCACCCTTAACAGTGATGCTTCCGCTAACTGGACTGAAGTATTTAGAGATCTTTCGTGTCTTAGTGTCAAAAGTCCACACTTCACTGCAGTTTAGCAGGTTGATGGGTTCGACACTGGTAACATCAAGTGCAGTGTCAGTCACGAGGAATTTTAGGTTCTGAACCAACTTGGACTTATCCTTGGGTTTCTTCTTACGAACCTTGGCAACCTGCTTGCTGACATATGACTTCTTAAGATCGCTGACATATGACTCGAGGAGTTTAACAATATCTTTGACAGACTTCATAGTTGTCAAATGTGAATAACTCTCGAGCAACTGTTCTTGCGAATCAGTCAATTGAGTCTTAGGCAGTCGACGAACTTCTACAAGTTCAGCGAATTCTGCAAGGATAGGTTCAATCTTTTCTACGCAGTCAAGATAGTTCTTATCTGTCAGACGGTATGGGATTAGAATCTGCGAGACGGTGCGAGTATCTTCACCATTGATAAGTTTTTCAATCTCATCATCAACATCAGATACAATAAAGGTTGTGGCGACCAGTGGTTTCTTGATTACCTTGGCAACAGGTTCTGGTGCAGCGGTATCATCTTCAATCAGAACAGTTTTCTTACTGATTCGTTCTTCAACCTTTTCCCAGATGCGTGCCTTATGCTCATCAGTGAGAGGGAATCCACGCATAGCGATACGTGCGCTGTTAGCATATGTCCGAGGAAGCATCTTGTCAGACAACTGGGACAATGCTTTGAGTTTGGTTGCGTCGCCCTTGAACCAGTCGACGAGAAACGCACGACAATCTTTCTGGTCAACGATGAAGTTATACCAGTTCAATGCGTTACCATATTCAGACTGATAGTTTGCAGGTTCATAATCTTCAGACCAGATAGGTTCTACACCCATGGCCTTAGAATCAGCAACAGGAACTTTCAACTTATACATAGATTCACCTTTCTTCATAATATATCCAATATACTATAATTTGCTGGAAAAGTCAAGCCCTAAAATTTAACAGAGGTGATACGATCGTAACGAAATGCTCGCCACTCATTCTTATCCAGATCCCAGACTGCGAGAGTTTCGCCGCTAGGTGGTTTTGTCTTTGTTCCCTTTTCACTGTATGGAGGAATGACGCCTTCTTGTAGAGTGCAGCGCATCACACGTTCTTGACCATTCAGTTTCGTAAAACTTACCGTCGCGTCGCTCTGAGCAAGTCTTGCTTTCAGACCATCGCGCCATTCTTGATTCATAATATCCATCACATTTTCCTTATATTGTTTTCATCAATAACTATTTTACCGTCCCTCCAAGATTTCCTAGGAGGATCTGGCGCTGGAATGTCATGCGTTGAAACAGGTTTATTCTCATGTTTCTCGAAAGCAAAGAAGTCTGGTGCTTCAACAACAGGTTTCTTTTTTGGTTTCTTAGCAGTTGGAACAACTTTCTTTGGTTTAACCTCATCAACGACAACATAGTCCACTATACCCGATTCTTCCTTCTTTGTCAAGCTTAAAAGTGTCATGTTGGCAGCAATAATTAATAAAATTGCCAGCGGGTCGAACACGAAGATAAGCATGATGATCATCAGACGCACTGCTTTATCCACGGTAGCGGTATCACCACTACCATAGAACAGTTCTGCGATATATTTTATTGGACCTACTTCTGCTTCGAGTTTAAGGTTTTGTGTTTTGAGCGGTATGAGATCAGTCTCAATAGTCTCAATGTCTGCAGTCGCACTCTCAATTTCTTGATTGAGGGACGCACGTTCCCTTTTCTGTCTGTTTCGAATGAAGTTAGCATCGAGCACATCCTCTGCAGTAGTGAGTCTGTCCAGAGTATCCAGAGATGTTTGCGCATTCTTCAGTCTCCTTTCTGCAGATGTTTTTTTGCTTTCGAGTTGTTCTATTTTAAATACTGCTGAACCACCAACAGTAGTGTGTTCAATGTGCGATCGACTGAGATAACCGAACACACCCATACTTGTGATAAATGACAACACACAAACTGCAATGGTGAAATATGTCTTCAACAGTTTGTTGGCACTTTTCCAGTTGCGATACACCCAACTAGCAGTAATGAGTTTGGCAACTTCAAGCACACCGCCCATTACTGCAACAGCAATTGGTGATGCTGGGAAAATTGCCATCAACCCAAGTATTGAAAAATATCCAGCGACACCAGTAATCGCAAGTGCAGTTAGCATTAAGAGTGCTGCGAAAAACATCCAGGTCTCCAATCAGGTAATTTTAATTCTTTCAAGTGATCAAGTCTCAGACGCACATTCCACATTTGATTTATGCAATTATCGTTGAGTCTATGCTCCCATTGCAGGATATGCTCGACTGCCTTGGCATGCGATTTGCTGTCATATTCAGCAACAACTTCTTTGCGCATCTCGCCTTCATAGTTAGTCACATAAGAGGAACTGCCGAAATATGATTCGAAAAGTTTCTCTGTCTTACATGAATACCCAATATAAAATTTGCCGTCGTCGAAGTAAGTGCAATATACTCTATGCACCTTCTTCGGCAACGGCTTACGTTTTTTCTTAACTAGCATAATCTACTCCGTAAGTAGATTATTTATTCGTCCCAATCAGCATCGTCCCATGTCAAATCTTCTTCTTCTTCAGCGACTTTTGTTCCACAGAAAGGACAATGTTTCACCTTGTAATAATCATCGTCCAAGTCATGATCGACTGTGAATACTGCATCACATGAAAAACACTCTAACTCTTCCATTATGCGGCAACTCCCCAAACGTCATCCCATTTACCTGAGAGTGCACCTTTTGCGTAGTCAGTTGCACGATTCTCAAAGAAGTTCGTATGAGTCGGAGCATTGATCATTTCCTCGACCCATGGTAGAGGATTCTTTTTTACCTTAAAGATGCCCTTGAGACCAAGACTAATCAGTCGACGGTCGCAGATATAGCGGATATACTTCTTAACATCATCTTCAGTAAGATCTTCCATTTCGCCCATTGAGAATGACAGTTCGATAAACTTGTCTTCCAGTTCAACCATCTTTTCAGCAATTGTGTAGATTTGCGACTTTAGATCATCATTCCACAACTCACGATTTTCCTCGACATATGAACGGAACAGTTTAATCATACCTTCAGCGTGTTGAGTTTCATCAACAATCGACCAAGTAACGATCTGTCCCATTCCCTTCATCTTTCCGTGACGAGGGAAGTTGAGGAGCATAATGAAGGATGAGAACAGTTGCATACCCTCAGTGAATGCACTAAATGCAGCGATATTGGTCGCGACCGATTCAGGTGTTCCATTTGCATTCGACAAATCTGTAAAGTAGTCGTGCTTTGCTCGCATTGAGTCGTATTCGAGGAATTCTTGGTATGTCGTTTCTGGCATACCCAGAGTTTCAATGAGGTGAGAATACGCTGCAACATGTAGTGCCTCCCTTGCCGCAAATCCCATCAACATCATGCGGACTTCAGGTTGTGGGAAATAAGGCAGATAGTTCTTCACATAACCACCAGCAACATCGATGTCACCCTGTGTGAAGAAACGGAAAATGTTAGTTAGGAAATGTTTTTCACCACCATTGAGGCGCTTCTTCCAGTCATTGACATCTTCCGACATCGGGACTTCAGTGTGCAACCAATGTGACTGCTCATGCTTCAACCATGCATCATATGCCCATGGGTAGTTGAATGGTTTAAAATATGCTCGTTCTGTCATTAAAGTCATACGGTTTCTGCCCATTTTACTAGATCGTCGTATCCACCAACATGCTCACCGTTCACCCAGATCTGAGGAACAGTCTTCACGTCAGGCAACTGTGCGGTAATGTCTTCCCAGAGGCAATCTTTGCCGACTACCATTTCAGTATACT